AGGGCATGGACTTCGACCTCGCCGTGCTCGGGTTCAGCGCCGAGGACCTCGCGGCGATCATGGCGCCGGCCGGAAACGACGGGCTCACGGATCCCGACGATGTGCCGGCGCCCCCGGACGCGGCAACGACGTTGCCCGGCGACATTTGGGTGCTTGGCAATCACCGCCTCATGTGCGGAGACAGCAGCACCCCCGCGGACCTCGACCGGCTCCTCGACGGCCAGCCCATCCACCTCGTGCACACGGACCCGCCGTACAACGTGAAGGTCGAGCCGCGTTCGAACAACGCGATCGTCGCCGGCCTGAGTTCGTTCGCGTTGCCCGGCAAGGCCGACCAGCACGACCAGCAGAGCGCCGACCTCAACCGTTACCCGGAGAAGAGCCGCGCCACGCACAAGAAGCTCCGCGCGAAGGACCGCCCCCTGGCCAACGACTTCGTGTCCGACGACGAGTTCGACCGGCTGCTCGCGGCGTGGTTCGGGAACATCACCCGCGTGCTGATCCCCGGCGGCACGTTCTACATCTGGGGCGGATACGCCAACTGCGGGAACTACCCACCCGTGCTCAAACGCTGCGAGCTCTACTTCGCGCAGGCGATCATCTGGATCAAGGAACACCCGGTCCTGACCCGCAAGGACTTCATGGGCAACCACGAGTGGTGCTTCTACGGCTGGAAGGAAGGGGCGGCCCACCGCTTCTTCGGCCCCGCGAACGTGCCGGACACGTGGTCGATCAAGAAGGTGAACCCGCAGAGCATGGTCCACCTCACCGAGAAGCCCGTCGAGCTCGCGCGACGCGCGATCGAGTTCTCGTCGCGGCCAGGGGAGAACGTGCTTGACCTGTTCGGCGGCTCCGGCTCCACACTCATCGGCGCGGAGATGACCGGGCGGCGGGCGTTCCTCATGGAACTCGACGCGCTCTACTGCGATGTCATCGTGCAGCGCTGGGAGAAGTTCACGGGCCGCAGGGCGGAACGGCTCTCCGCCGCGCGGTCAAACTCTGTGGCCGAAGAGAAAGCCCCGGCGAAGGCCGAGGCGTGAGGAGGGGGCACCGATGCGTTCAGACGCTGGGGCCCTTCTCCCGGAGGGCATGGAACTCGACCATCGCGTCCTCGTAGGGCGTCGCGCCCGCGGCAGCGTGGTTGCGCCCGCCCGCGGGGAGAACCACGCTCCGCTCCTTGAGAAATGCGAAGGCGACGGCCGCCTGCGACCACGGGATGTTGGCGGCGTGCCGGAGGTCTTCGAGGTTGAACGGGCGGGTCGCCTCGGCCACCGCATGGGCGACCGCCTCGAACGCGTCCTCCGGGCACCGGTGCTGGTACGGCTCGCCCTTCATCGGGACGACGCTCCGGACCAACGCCCGGGTCGCGTCGACCGCGAAGGTCTCCGCGCGCTCGTTCGCGGGCGGCTCGTTGCAGGCCGCGACCGCGTGCTCCAGCGCGTCCCACTCCTCGGTGGTCAGCATCTGGACCTCGCGTGCGTTGAGCAGGCGCTCGGCCGCGTCGAGCAGGACTTCGAGTTGGGCGCGGGTGGCCTGCATGGGTCAGGCTCCCTTTCCTGCGACAAAGACGCCCTTCTCGTGCTTCTTGAAGCGGGCCTTGTCGCCCTTGGCGGCGATCTCGCGGATGATGGCGGCGTAGAGCGTGGCCTCGGGGGTCTTCCCGCCGGGGCTCTTCCACAGGCCCTTCGCCTCCATCTTGGCGATCATCTCCTTGGCCCGCATGGGGACCTCGCTGGCGGCCAGCACCTGCGCCGCGGCGTCGAGGGCGCTGACGCGCTTGGGCTTCTGCTCGTTGGGGGCCGTGGGCGCCTTCTCGGCCTTGGGCGCTTTGCCGCTCTTGGCGGGCGTCTTGCCGTCCAGGCGGTCCTTGATCTCGGCGAGCGCGGCCTTGCGGAGCCGGTCGGTCTTCGCCGCCCCCTCGGCGCGGGCGGCGCTCTTGGACATGCGGGTCTTCGGTGCCTTCTTCGTCTTCGTACTCATGCGAATCTCCCAACTACGGGTGCGGAATCCCGCCGCACGTTGCGGCGGGGAATCGCGTCCGGCGCGGTTCCCCGCGCCGTCGCGTGGGGCGGGTCAGCACCCCGCGACGCGCTCCATCTCGTTGAGAACGTCGTGGACCATCGAGTTGGTGGCGGCGGCGCGGCCGCGGCGGTCGGTCCCGTAGACGACCTTGGCGACCTCGACCGCCTTGGCGTAGCGGGCGTCGCGGTCCTCGTCGCGGGCGATGTGGGCGATGCAGATGTCCTGCCTGCCCGCGTGGCGCGTGTTCTGCTCGATCGTCACTTCCGCGCCGCGCTCGGTGCGGCTGATCGTGACGTCCTTTTCGTGGCCTTCGATCATGATCGTCTTGATGTTCATGGGCGTGTTCCTTCGTGGGGGGGCGTGGGTACGGGGTGGTTACTCTGCGAGGAAGCGCTCGACGTCCTCGCGGTCCATGCCGCTGAGGAAGGCGACGGTGTCCATCAGGTCGCTGCGGACCTTGCCGAGGTTGCCGGTGATGCCCCAGTTGGTCGGGTCGGCCTTGGCCCGCTCGTCGTGCTTGTCCAGTTCCATCTGCAGCACGTCGAGAAGGCGGGCGATGTCGTTCCGCCGCGCCGAGTACATCTCGACGGCGGTGGGTTGCGCGGGGGCGGGCTTGGCGGTCTTGTTCGTGCGGTTCTTCATACTGGTACCTCTCGTCGTGTGGGGGGCTTGCGGTGCGTAGTGACTCCGGTAAACAACGAAGCCCGCATTTCGCGGGCTTCAGGCGGTCGGGCGGGTTGTGCGGTTGGGCGGGGGCGTCTTGGGTCGGCCCACCGCGTCGAGGTAGTCCACCAGGTCGCTGGCGAACCAGGTATCGCCGTCGACGGCGTCGTGCTCGTCGGGACCGCGGCGGCCGTCGGGGTCGATCTCGAACAGGCGGAAGCCGCCGGCGCTCGCGGCGTCGACCGACCAGGTCCGGCCGTCGGGCGTGCGGACCTCGATGCTGGCAACCGCGAACCCGCGGCGTCCCAAAGCGGTGGCGATCTCGATCGTGTTCTTCGTTGTCGTGTTCATCTTCGTGGTCTCCGTCGCGGGGTTCCGCCCCGCGTTGTGACACATGAAGCCATGACATCCGCGAACAGGCAAGGCGAATCCGAGCGGCTTCGCCGTCATTCCGCGGCATGTGGGCAACTCGGCGGGACATGTGGGCAAGTTCGAGCGGGAGGTCCGCGATGACTCCCGAACACGCGCCTAGTCCCGCCCCCCACGCCGCCAATGCCGCCGGGCAGGGGATGTCCCGGCTGAACCCCGCGGCGCTCCCCGTCGCGGACGCGGCCCGGGTGCTCACGCGCTTGGGCGGCAAGCCCGTGAGCGACGCCATGCTCCGCGCCGACATCGCCGCGGGCGCGCCGGTGAACAGCGACGGAACACTCAACCTCGTGCACTACGCCGCGTGGCTCGTGAAGGAGATGACCTCGGGAGGTGGCGGTGGCGATTGACCCGCGCAAACTCAAGCCCGGCGAACTCGCGCGGCTACTCAACAGCACGCCGCTGGGCGAGGTCGTCAGCGAGCGTCAGCTCCACAGGCACCGCACGCGCGCCGGGTTCCGCGTCGCGGCGGACGGGGATGGTGGCAAGGTTGACTTGTTCCGGTACGTCGCCTGGCTGGTAACGACGCGGCACGAGGCCCTCGCCGAAGCAGCCCGCCAGCCCGAGGGGCTCACCGGCTACGAGGCGATGAAGGAACGGGCGCGGCAGCGCAACGCCATGCTCTCGCTCTCGGGGCGCGACATCGGCGACCTGCCACCCGTGGTCGATCCGGCGCGCCGGGAACGGGCGGCCCGAGACTTCCGGTTCTTCTGCGAGACGTACTTCCTGCAGACGTTCCATCTGAAGTGGTCTGATGATCACCTCAAGGTCATCGCCAAGATAGAGCAGGCGGTACTGGAGGGCGGGCTGTTTGGGATGGCCATGCCCCGTGGCAGCGGCAAGACCTCGCTCTGCGAGGTCGCGTGCCTGTGGGCCATGCTGTACGGCCACCGCGACTTCGTGGCCCTGATCGGCTCCGACGAAGAGCATGCCGCCGGGATGCTCGAGTCGATCAAGGCGGAGCTGGAGAACAGCGACCTCCTCGCCGGTGACTTCCCGGAGGTCTGTCACCCGATCCGGTCCCTGGAGGGCATCCACCAGCGCGCGTCGGGGCAGCTTTACCAGGGCAAGCAGACGCACATCGGCTGGACCGCGCGGGAGATCGTGCTTCCGACGATCTCCGGTTCGGCGGCCGCCGGCGCCATCATCCGCGTCGCCGGGATCACCGGCCGCATCCGCGGCATGAAGCACAAGCGAGCGGACGGGACGTCCGCCCGCCCCTCGCTGGTTCTCATCGACGATCCGCAGACCGACGAGAGCGCCCGGTCGCCCTCGCAGTGCGCCAACCGCGAACGCATCCTCGCCGGCGCAATCCTGGGCCTGGCCGGACCGGGCAAGAAGATCGCCGGGCTGATGACGCTGACGGTTGTCCGCCCCGACGACCTGGCCGACCGCATCCTCGACCGCGACAAGCACCCGCAGTGGCAGGGCGAGCGGACGAAGATGATGTACGCCTTTCCAGTGCGTGACGCGCTTTGGCAGCGGTACGCGGAACTGCGCGCCGACGGGCTGCGGAACGACCGCGGCATCAAAGCCGCGACAGAGTACTACGGCCAGCACCGAACCGCCATGGACGAGGGCGCGGTCATCGCCTGGCCCGAACGGTTCAACCACGACGAACTGTCTGCGGTCCAGCACGCGATGAACCTGAAGCTGCAGGACGAGGCAGCGTTCTTCGCGGAGTACCAGAATGAGCCACTCCCGGAGATCCAGGCCGCCGACGACCTGCTGAGTGCCGATCAGATCGCGGCGAAGGTCAATGGTCAGGCCCGCGCCGAGGTGCCGATCGGCTGCACACGGCTGACGATGTTTGTGGATGTGCAGGGCAAGGCGCTGTTCTACCTCATCGCCGCTTGGGAGGACGACTTCACGGGGTACGTGATCGACTACGGAACCGAGCCGGACCAGAAGGCGCCGAACGGGTACTTCACGCTCCGCGACCTGCGGCGGACGCTGGCGACCGCGGCCCCGCGGGCCGGCGTTGAGGGCGCGATCTACGCCGGTCTGGAGCGTCTGGTCGCGTCGCACCTTGCCCGGGAGTGGCGGCGCGACGACGGCGCGATGGTGCGGATCGACCGCTGCTTGATCGACGCGAACTGGGGATCGTCCACCGACGTGGTGTACCAATTCTGTCGCCAGAGCCCGCACGCGGGCGTGCTCATGCCCAGCCACGGGCGCTACGTCGGGGCGTCGAGCATCCCTTTCAGCGACTACAAGCGCAAGCGGGGCGATCGCGTCGGGCTCAACTGGCGCATCCCCGTAATCACGGGCAAGCGCTCCGTCCGGCACGTCGTGTTCGACACGAACTACTGGAAATCGTTCGCACACGCGCGGCTTGCGGTGCCGATGGGTGACCCCGGGTGTTTGTCGCTGTTCGGCAGCAAACCCGAGCCGCACCGGCTGCTGTCCGAGCACCTGACCAGCGAGTACCGCGTGAAGACAGAAGGTCGCGGCCGCACCGTGGACGAGTGGAAACTCCGCGTCGAAGGGCTCGACAACCACTGGCTCGACTGCCTGGTCGGCGCGGCGGTCGCGGCATCCATGCAGGGCGCCGTGCTCTTCGGCACGGACCACAAGGTGTCGGCGCGTCCCCGGCTGCGGCTATCCCAGTTGCGAGGAGATCGCCGGTGAACCCCCGCACGCCAGCACGCCCTGCCAAACCGCCACCCCAGCCGCGCGGGCTCACTTGCGCGCGGTGCGGATGCCGCCACTTCGAGGTGCTCTACACCCGCGCGGCTCCCAGCGGTGCCATCCGTCGCCGGCGCTCATGCCGGCACTGCGGGCGGCGGATCACGACCGTCGAACGCCCGGTCGGTTGATCGGGTCTACCCGTAGACCGTTTCGGCCGCAGTGCCATCGCAAGCGCGACAACGCGGCGGCTGGAGCAGAGGGGTACTGGCGTGCCCCCCGACCCTGACCCCAACCTCGAGCAGGTCATCCGCGACAGCGCGTCGCAGCCCGCGAAGGCGTCAGTTGACGGCCAATCTGTCGAGCAGCACCCGCTGAAGGACCAGATCGAGGCCGACCGCTACCTCGCGTCCAAGGACGCCGCGAGGAAGCCCGGCCTCGGGATCAAGTTCGCCAAGATCGTCCCCCCCGGCTCCGTCTGATCTCCCACCGATGCTCAAGACCATCGCCAACCTGCTGATTCGAAACGGCCGCCCCCCCGCCCCCGCCGAGCGGAGCACGGACGCTCCGCGCGGCGGATGCGGGCGACGGTTCGTGGTGGCGAAGTTCGACTCGGCGCAGACGACCCCCGACAACGCCCAACGCTGCGATCAATCCCGAAGTCCGGCGCATCCTCCGCAACCGCGCCCGGTACGAGGTCGCCAACAACTCCTACGCCAAGGGCATCGCCCTCACGCTCGCCAACGACACCATCGGCACCGGTCCCCGGCTCCAGATGCTCACGGATGACGCCGAGGCCAACGCCCGCATCGAGGACGCGTTCGAGCAGTGGTCCCGGGCCGTGGACCTTGCGGGCAAGCTCCGCACGATGCGGCTGGCCCGGGCCGAGAGCGGCGAGGCGTTCGCGCTCCTGGTCAACAACCCCGCGATCGCGTCGTGGGGATCGCCCGTATCGCTGGACCTCAAGCTCATCGAGGCGGACCAGGTCTGCACGCCACTTCTCCGACGTGGCCGCACCGACGAGATCGATGGCATCGTGCTCGACCAGTGGGGCAATCCGTCCGCGTACCGCGTGCTGAAGCGGCATCCGGGCGATAGCGGCCTTCTCCGCGCCCCCATCGACGACCTCACCGCCTACGACACGTTCGCCGCGTCGGCCGTCGTGCACTACTTCCGCGCCGATCGGCCCGGCCAGCTCCGCGGTATCCCCGACATCACGCCGGCGCTCCCGCTCTTCGCGCAGCTCCGCCGGTACACGCTCGCGACGATCGCCGCCGCCGAGACCGCCGCCAACTTCGCCGCCGTCATCTACACCGATGCTCCGCCCAACGGCGAGGCCGATCCGCTGGAGCCGATGGACGAGGTCGAGCTCGAACAGCGCCTGGCAACTGTGCTCCCCGGCGGCTGGAAGCTCGGGCAGGTCCACGCCGAGCAGCCGACGACGACGTTCGGCGAGTTCAAGCGCGAGATCCTCAACGAGATCGCCCGCTGCCTGAACATGCCGTTCAACGTCGCGGCGGGGAACTCCTCGGGTTACAACTACGCCAGCGGCCGCCTGGACCACCAGGTGTACTTCAAGAGCATCCGTGTCGAGCAGCACCACCTGCAGCTCGCCGTGCTCGACCGCCTGCTCAAGGCTTGGCTCAACGAAGCGGTGCTCGTCGAGGGGCTGCTGCCGCAGTCGCTTCGTGAGCGCGGGGTGGCACTGCCCGAGCACGCCTGGTTCTGGGACGGCGTCGAGCACGTCGATCCCGCCAAGGAAGCGACCGCCCAGGCCACACGCCTGGCCAACCACACAACCACGCTCGCCGCCGAGTTCGCCCGTCAAGGACGCGACTGGGAGCAAGAGCTCCGCCAGCGCGCCAAAGAGCTCGTGCTCATGGATGAACTCGGACTGACCCCCGCCCCCCAGACCACCGCGGCTCCCGCGGGCAACGCGCCCGCGCCCCAAGAGGACGACACCGATGGCAACGAAGACTCCGACCCCCACCGCTCCGAAGGCCCGACTCGCGCCCAAGCGTCTGTGGCTTGAGGCCGCCGCCCCCCACCCCGCGCCCGCGGGCACCTCTCCGCTCACGCTCACCGGCACGGCGGAGATCACCGCCATCGCCGCCGGCGCTGGCGGGGCCGATGCAGAGAAGACACTGCCTCGCTTCAAGATGCTGGCGTACACCGGGGGTGCCATGCGCGTCGCGGGCTGGCGTCATCCCGTGGTGCTCGATCTCGCCGGGCTGTCGGTCCCGTCGCAGAACCGCCCGATCCGGTTCGCGCATGATCCGGCCGCCGGCGTCGGCCACACCGACGCGATCAAGGTCGAAGGCGGGCAGCTCGTGGCGACCGGCGTGATCTCGCGCGACACCGCGACCGCCCGCGAGGTGGTCGCGTCCTCCCGGAACGGGTTCCCGTGGCAGGCTTCGGTGGGCGCGAGCGTCGAGGAGTTCGAGTTCATCCGCGAGTCGCAGAAGGCGATCGTGAACGGCCAGGAGTTCGCCGGCCCCGTCAACGTTGTCCGCAAGGCCACGCTCGGCGAGATCAGCTTCGTGGACCTGGGTGCCGACGGCCGCACCAGCGCCTCCATCGCCGCCCAGCAGGGCGGGGGTGGCAGCGGCAGTCCGTCCGGCGGTGATGCCGATCCCGCGCCCGGGGCGGGCGCAGCCGCGCTCCGCGCCGAGGCCCTCGCAGAGACCAGCCGTATCGCGGCGGTGCGGAAGATCTGCGCCGGCACGCACCTCGACATCGAGGCCCAGGCCATCCGCGACGGAT